TGACGAACATCGCGTACATCGCGGCGACCTTTTTGCGGTCGAGCTCGGCATCGTCGTATTGATCGAGCAGAAACAGCTTCACGATGGCAGGTGCCAGCTTTGAGACCCCACGCAATTGACCCGCTTCAACGGGGTCGATGACATGGATGACCTCTGAGGCTGGCACGCGCACCATTTCGCCCGCCAGTCCAGGGTCGGTGCTGTCGCCGGGGTGCCGCCGGAGGAAGTGATAGGCCACACGGCGTCCGACCCGGTCAAACTCGATCCCCTGACGGATGGCATTCCCATTACCGGCCATTCCCGTTTGGTGCAGCGGCAACATTTCGGCGGGCAACATCTGTAGCTGCAAGGGAACAGATAATCCGTCGCTGCTGCGCCGTGGCCTGATCCGAAAGAAGACCTCACCGGCCAGAAACACCTCACGCGCCGCGCGCCGCTGCAGCCCATAAAAATCCGTCAGCCCTTCGCTGTCAGCTTCATCTGTCCAGGCCAGCCAAAGGCGCTGCAGCTCTTCCTTGCGCGCGGCGTCCGCAATTTGCGAGATTGGTTTGATCCCGTCGCCCACGGTATTGGCAGCCCAGCTCTCAACCGCATTGGCCGCATAGCCATTGTTGCGCACCAACCAGCGAGCGCGCGCAGTGATATCAGATCCAGACGCCGCAATCAGCGCATTCACATGGGCGCGCGTCGCCTGGAACCCGCGCAGACGGCGATGATGCTGGCCTGCATCAAAGCCACCAACAAAAGCCCCGAGACGCTGCCGCCAGTTCATCACAGGTCCTTTACGGCATGGGGGCGAGAGATCCGCCCAGGGCCGCGCTCGGCCTTTGCGATGCGCCGTTCGATGTCGAAGACGGCGGCCGCTAATTCAGCATCGGTGCCATAGGTCAGGGTCTTGCCATCGTAGCTCACAGAGCGCGTGCCGCTGTAGCGTGCGGCCAGCAACGCGCTGTGGTGGGATTTGAGATCATCGAGGGTCATTGGGGATCCATCATTCCATGTATTTGGGCGTGCTTACCCGCCAACCGCGCTTGCGCGGGGCGGCAATCCGCCCGGCTTGAGGCTCGGACAGTGTGTCAGTGTCGGCTTTGGTGGCCGCTGGGATGGTTTCCACCCCGGCCTGTTTCTCGAGTTGCCGCCACATCCGCTCATCGAAGCGGTCGGCGCCAAGGATCCAGGCGGCGGCGCGTGCATAGACACGGGTATCCAACGCCTCGTTGCGTTCGCGCATCTTTTGCCATTCCTGACGCGCGTAGCCGCGCTTGTTGCGGATCGTCACCAGTTGCTCTGCCACCAGCTGCTTTAGCCATTCGCTGTCTGCCCAGTCTGGCAGGTGGATCGTGCCCGCTGGATTTGAGACGCCACTGGCGCGTTCTTCATCATTGGGCCGCTCCAGACGCAGATATCGATAGGTCTCCGCCTTGAAAGTGGCGGTGGCCACTGTCCAAAGCCGCGCGCCACGCTTGAGCTTGCGGCCATTAACAGTGGCATCAACGAAGGTCGGGCCTGACACCGGCGTAGCCCGATTGAACCCTTCGAGTCCCTTCACGGGTGCGACCTGCGCGATCCCCTGCTTGCGAGACCAAGCATAAACGGCCGCCGTCTCATACCCTGTGTCGATGGCCAACTTCGCCAAGGGCATGACAGCGCCATGCTCATGCACCCATGTCTGGCCAAGGAGCGCCGTCAGCTGATCCCAGCAGGCCGGATCATCCGGTCCGCCCGGAATGACGATGTGATCCACCAGCCAGCTTTCCAGCCCACGGCCCCAGGCCCAGACATCCACTTCGATGCGGTCCTTCTGCACGTCCGCTCCAGCGGTCAGGAACAGGCCGCGTGCAGGGATCTGCGCTGCAAAGATCTCACGGCGATCCGCCAGCCGTTGCCATTCCGGGGCCTCCCCACTCTCAATCCAGGTTTCGCCCAGCAGCGTGTTGCGTGCGGCGCGCAGCATCTCATCGGAGCCCTGCGCTGCCAGCCACTCCCGTGCGACCTGCTCCCAGCTTTTCCAGCCGATCGGCGAATAGAGCGCTGAGATGTGGAAGCCGATCGCGTTCGGATCGGTACTGACAGCGGTTGCGCGCCATTCGCCCTGTGCCAGCATTTCTGTTTTGTGGTGCTCCGCGATGGGTTTCTCACACCCAGCGCAGTGGTAGGCTGCGGTGTCAGGCTGCCCCTTGTCCCAGCGCAACCGTTCAAACTGCAGCCATTGCATGTGGCAGCAATGCGGGCACGGGACAAAATACCGCCGCTGATCACTCGCCTCAAACTCACGCTCGATCCGGCTCAGCCCCCGGATCGTGGGCGTCGAGACCATGAACACCTTTCGCCTGTGCGCGAACGTCGTGGTGCGCGCTTCCGCCAGACTGACCGGATCGCCTTCCTCGTCGGCCGAGGCTGGATAGGCGTCGACCTCGTCGAGGAACACATAGCGTGCGGGCATCGAGCGAAGGCCCGTCGCCGAATTCGCCCCGGTCAGCACCAGAATTCCGCCCGGGAACTCCTTGGACAGCATCGAATTGCCCGCATCGCGCGAGCGGGCTGGACTGACGCGCTCCTTTAGCGCCGGGCTTTCTTCAATCAGCGGATCGATCCGCCCGCGTGAGGTCCGCTTCGCCATCTCTACCGTGGGCAGCACCGCCAGCATCGGCCCGGGCGCGTGGTGGATGACAAAGCCGATCCAGTTATTGCCCGCCTCTGTCGCACCGACCTGCGCGGCTTTCATGAAGCTGATCCGTTGCGCGGGGTGGCCGGGCGACAGCGCATCCATAATCGCGCGCAGGTAGGGCGTCCGGGCTGTCCGGTATTGCCCCGGCTCAGCGGCGGCCCGCGACGACAGCTTGCGGTGTTTATCGGCCCATTCCGACACCGTCAGATCCGGGTCTGGCCGCAATCCGCGCCGCCAGGTCCGCAGGATGTCTTCTGCCCCCTCGAAGGCGAGGTCGAGGCCCTCGGTCAGGTCGCCGTCGTTCAGGCTGTGATCATGATCACCCTCATTCAAGCGAGACCCTGAGGTCTGCCAGGGCGTCAAGCTGCTCTCGGACATGGGTTTCCAGCACCCTTTGCAGGATCGCAGTTTCGATCGTCACGGGGGTGCCCGAGGCCTTCTCCATCTCTGCGGATAATTGCGCCGCCATCAGGGCGGCCACGCGGGTGGGCCAGGTGACCCATGTGTCGCGCTCCTGGCGTGCGAGACGAAACACCAGCGTTTCTGCCCGTGCGCGGTCGACCAACACGCCTTTCTTCTTTTGGATCGATAGCTGGCGCTCTTGGGCCTGGTATACCGTCAGCGCCGTGCGCGCCTTCAGATACGACGTACTATCGCCTGGGCCTGATATAGCACCATCGCCAGCGTTTGACACGCCCCGCGAGCGCATTTGCTGATCTGGATCGGTCATCACTCCGCGGCGCGCATCCGAGGCGGTAGCGTTGATCGACCCATCCGGCAACAGCACCAACCGTCCGTTCTTGCGCGCCTTTTGCACGGCCCCGCGCGAAAGGCCGGAATGGGCGGCATAGGCGCGTTCAGACAGTCCTTCCATGGCGCTGTGAATATCCCCAACATATTGGAACTAAATGATAATAACGATCTTATTCAGTTGATTACACTCCCACATAGAGCGACTCTGGGTGCAGGAAAACGATGCAACTCAGCCACGGAGACGACGCCATGACCACTAAGACCAAAGCCCCCGCCAAAGCACCCAGCGAAGCTCTTCTGCTGGAGATCGCAGCGAAGCATTTCCACACCGTCGAGACGCTGGAAACCCGCAACCGCGACCGCCTCGACTTCCACGATGTCGCCGTCTGGTCCATCCGCGCAGCGCTCGAGGAGGCTTTTGAGGCCGGAAGCCGCGCCGCTTGAATTCCCACACGCCCACACCCCACTCCTGAAAGGACACGCACATGGCCATCGCCACTACTTCTGACACGACACGCATTTTCATCGACCGCAGCCGCTTCACTCAGGCCATGACCGTGCCCGCGCTGCAGGGCCATTTCAACGACATCAGCCTGAACGCTGAGGTCTTCGAGATGGCGGGCCGGATCGGGATCGACTGCCTGACGATCGAGCTGGCCGATGTCGTCCCCCTCCTGCAACAGCACGGGCTCATCTGAGCCCGCGCGCAAGCAAAACCCTGCAACACGGAGACAGCCATGAGCACGCGCGCGCAGATCGCCATCCAGACCGGACCCGGAGAATGGGCCCACATTTATTGCCACTTTGACGGCTACCCCTCGCACATGCTGCCAGCACTGGCGCCGTGGACGCCCGAGGACATTCTCGCGGCGAAGGAAATCCGGCAAGTGCGCGCAGACGCGCTGGACTGTTTTGAACCGCCCCGCGAGCCGCCGATCCTGCCACGCCCGACCTGCGAGCTCTGCCACCTCTACGTCTGGCGGGACGGAGGATGGGTGGAACTCGACCCTGAAGCCCGCGCCCCCGAAGGCGCAGCCCAATGACCAATCCCTCCCTGAACTGCCTGTCCGAAGACAACGGAGCCACCACCATGACCACGCACCCCATTCTGCCCAGCCGCAACGAGGACTACGGATTTTTCCGGGCCCTGACTGTTTGCCCGCAGCGCGACCGCCGCAGCGCGGAAGTCTGGACGCTCGCGTCGCACCTGATCGCTGCTTCCATCGGCGCCGACAGCGAGGACGACATGATCGGCATCCGCGATTTCCTCGACAGCCGCATGGGCCGCCACTTCGCCGACGATGTGGTTGGCAACATGATGGGCTGTACCATCGACACCGAGACTGCGATTGCATCCGCGATCCGCCGCTGGCAGGACTGGCGCATCAGCCACAAAACCGAGCGCTGCGACGGGATCCCCGCAGGGCTGCCCTACCTGACGGGTTGGGTGCAGCACTTTGCGGTCGCGGCAAGCATGGCCGAGAGCGACTGACCCAGACCCAAACTCCGACATCCTTATTACGACAGGAGGCCCAGATGCCCAAACTCACCGACACCCAGACCATCATCCTCAGCCGCGCCGCAACGCGTCCTGAAAATCTAGCCATGCCGCTGCCCAAGGGCCTGCATGGGGCGGCCGCGCAAAAGGCGGTGACCGCGATGATCACACGCGGCTGGCTCGAGGAGGTCGAGGCCAACCTTCGGCGCGGCGAGCCGCTTTGGCGCGAGACCGGCGATGGCCACGGCACCACTTTGATTGCGACAGAGGCTGGCCTTGCCGCGATCGGGATAGAGCCGGTGGTGGCGACCACCATGAACAATCTGCGCAAGTCCAAACTGGCGCTGGCCTCTGCGCCGCAGGATGCAGCCGAAGCGTCGGCCGATCCTGCCACGCCCAAGCCTGTTGTCATCCGCGCTGGCACCAAGCAGGCGAAGATCATCGCGCTCCTACAGCGGTCTGAAGGGGCCTCTATCAGCGAGATCGTTGAGGTGACCGGTTGGGCTGCACATTCTGCCAGAGGCATGATCTCGGGCGGGTTAAAAAAGAAGCTCGGCTTTGAGGTCTCCACGACTTCTGACGAGCTGCGCGGTCGAGTTTATCACATCCGGTAATCAATATGATGGGCTTAACAGGCCGCTCCTGTCGATATGTTGATGCAGTCTTGCAAATCGAAAACTGACAGCGGATAACGTAAGTAGGTTAACCGCCTGTTAACCTGCCCAATTTGCGGCCTGCTCGCCGCAATTTTGTCCCAACTCTGGACCAGCTTAGGCTGGTCCCTTTTTTATTGGCGATCGATCCCAGCGAACAGCCTGCGCAGGGCATAGCCACGGATTAACGATATTGAGGTGAAAACCAAACCCAGGGCAAGATTGTCATCAAGGCTTGGGTGCAAGCCGAACCATGGGAACACGGTGATCTGCGTGACGACGGCCAGCACATAGCCCACCGCGACATTGGTGATGGCCTCGATCAGGGATAGGCGGCGAGACTGCATCACGCGGTCAGCCGTTGCGATTTGAGTGTCCCGAAGGTCTCTCCACTTTCTGCCAAAACAGCATCTTTGCCGGTAAAGGCCTGCCAGCGCTCGATTGCTACATCGACATATGCCGGGTTCAACTCGACCCCGTAACACACCCGCCCTGTGGTCTCGGCCGCGATCAGCGTGGTGCCGGATCCCATGAACGGCTCGTACACGGCCTGACCGGGGCTTGAGTTGTTCAGGATTGGGCGGCGCATGCACTCGACCGGTTTTTGTGTGCCATGGACGGTGTCCGCATCCTGATCCTTGTTTGCGATCTGCCAGAGCGTCGTCTGCTTGCGATCGCCCGCCCAGTGGCCCTTGCCGGTCTTCTTCACCGCATACCAACAAGGTTCATGCTGCCAGTGATAATCGCCACGGCTCAGCACCAGCCGGTCCTTGGCCCAGATGATCTGCGACCGGATGTTGAAGCCCGACGCCACCAAGCTCTCGGCCACCTCTCCCGCATGTAGTGCACCGTGCCAAACATAGGCGACTTCACCAGGGAACAGCGACCAAGCCTCGCGCCAGTCAGCGCGGTCATCATTCAGTACCTTGCCGGTGCGTTTGGTTTTGGCCGCGCCCGCCTGATTGCGCCAAGAGGGATCGTATTCGACGCCATAGGGCGGATCGGTGACCATCAGCAGCGGCTTCACATTACCCAGCAGCCGACCGACCACGTCAGCGGACGTGCTGTCGCCGCAGATCAGCCGGTGCGACCCCAGCTGCCACAGGTCACCCTGCACTGACACCGGCGTGACCGGTGGTTCGGGAATGTCGTCTTCGCCCTCAACTGGTCCGTCTCCGCCCAGCGCATCTGGATCGCGCAGCAGCGCATCCAGATCTTCGTCAGTAATCCCGAGCAGCGACAGGTCGAAATCCTCAGCCAGCAACCCTGCAATCTCGTCGCGCAGGATGGCCTCGTCCCATTCCCCCATCTCGGTTAATTTGTTGTCGGCGATGCGGTAGGCGCGGCGTTCCGCTTCGTCGAGATGCCCAAGCCGGATCACCGGCACGTCTGTCAGCCCCAGCATCGTGGCAGCTAGTATCCGGCCGTGGCCCGCAATCAACTCACCATCGTCAGCCACCATGCAGGGCACGGTCCAGCCGAACTTCGCCATGCTTGCGGCGATCTTGGCCACCTGATCGTCGCCGTGGATTTTGGCGTTTTGGGCGTAGGGCCGCAGCCGATCAATCGGCCACGTCTCGATCTCGCTTGGCGCGAAGACAAGGTCCATGGGGCGGTTCTCGTTTGGAACAGAGCGGACATGCCGATGCGCGCGCGCAACATTGCCAGCGACACAATCGGATCCGCGATGTGGGAAAAACAAAAACGCCCGCGAGGTATATCCTCCGGGCGCAAAACTTCGATGATCAAGGGGTACGTCAAGGGGGCTAGAAAAGTCAATCTGATTTTTGTTTTGAATCAGCGGGTTCTGCAAAGCCCAAATCACGCTACCGCTGGGGTGGCTTCCAACCCTGGCCAAACTGGCTAGGGTTTGGCCAAGGTGGATTCTTGACTAAACCACTCAAGAATCCACCTTGAGAGCCAGCTTTACACTCCCAAGCCTCTGTAATCTAATCACTTTAATTCTGC